CTCCTGCAGTAGTAGTACCGATAGTTCCTACATACATAGCGTAGTTCCCGATTTCTATTTTAGCGTCTGTTACGGTACTATTCTGATATAACGGCATATGCAATCTCCTTCCTTATTATTCTTTTCCAAAACCTATTAAATCATTTGATTACAAGATTCTTTCATCAAACTTGTATATATTCCCATTCACCACAAACTAATCAATCCTGACAAATATTAAATTTTCTATATATTATGAAATCGCACTTGAACTACATACGATAAAAATGTCAATTGGAGCGTTATACAATCCACTATCAGGTTCCGGAATTAATCCCTGCCTTTGTCTTGTACTTGCTCTAGTAATACCAAATCCGTTCCAATCAGAATACGTTCCATTACCACTTGTACCATTAAATAATTCATCGACCTTCCTGGCCAAAGTCAATGCTGTTTCAGCGGTAGCAGCACGGCAATTTATAGAATAAACAATTCTATCAAATCCATTTATCCTTTGCCCTCCTGGTAATTCGTAATAATTAATACAAGGTGCTACTGTAGTATCTGGCCGCCTTCCATTATATATTCTAGTCGAACAAATATTGGTTACTGCTGAAGTTTGATTTAATGCGTATCCGATTACTTGGCTAGGTGTCATTTTATATAATCCTTAAATTCAAATCTTACATTCCTTTTTACAATAGTTAAAGCTTTTCCTTTTGCTAAATCGAGAGCTGGTCTAAGAAATGGCTGGGCATTCATTTTAACAGTTCCGAATTCTATATATGGTGCATAATCCAAAGCCGTACCAACTAATACTTCATTTGAGTCTGTTGGCTTTTCTATTTTTCTCCAGGTATCATTTGTTTTCCATAACTTGCTATGATTTTCAACCATATAACTATTAGGATTATCTAATTCGGTTCCTTTATCTATTGCTTGAGTAGTTATCGATGCCGCTAAATGTCCAGTATCTCGTGGAGCCAATAATTTTGCTTGACCCTCAACGACTAACCCTATTTCATACGCAGTTTTACCAACTACTTTTTTGCCTTGAATTTTTATTTCTTTTCCATTCCAAGCAGATTTTAATTCTATTTTAGTTGTCATGACATTCTTTCCAATGCTTGAACCATAATTTCGTGAAGTTGCATACAATCATCAGGATAGCCAACTCTTTTATATGTCTCAGAATTATAACTAATTGTCTCTATAGCCGTATCGGTAGAAGCTGAAGTATCAAAAGTATAACCGCCGTATTCATAACATAATGTATGAGTTGAAATTTTCCGGTATTTGTCTGATAAAAATCTATTAGATGAACCATTTTGCCAAAGAGCACATAATGGAATTATAGACACTGTTGGAGAAATTATAAAACCACCCATGCCGTCATTTTTTGAAATAGTTCTAATTACAGAGACGACCGAAGCTAATGTCAACAAATCTTTTAAGGCCATTTTACTTTATTCTACGTTTATTTCTAGCTTCTGATTTAATTACAGATTTAATTCTACTTTTCTGTCCAATCATACTTCCTTTTGCCCCATTAACTCCTAATAATTTATTACCTTTGCCAGCCCTTACACTTCCACGAATAAAAGTATTAGGCCCTTCTATTTTTGTTTTTGTCCTGCTTTTAGCATTCCCAAATATATTTTGCGAAGTTCCTTTTTTGCCGGCGCCAGGCCTTCTACCTGATCCTGGTCCACCCATGTTATGCTCCTTTTAATTCAATCTCACGATTCTAAACAAGCAAAGGTCATCCATTAATTTTTTAGGATAACCATATAAATCATCAGTATCACTTGAACCAAATGATTCGCTTAATGGACCAAGGCTTCTTGATCGCAAACCACTTGCATTTTTATCCCGATAGTCAACATCGAAATAAATCATTTTCGCAGCCGTTATTATTACTGATTGAGGCCATTGAACTACAGAAAAATAAATTACTGGACCTTCAGAACTATTAAAATCTTCTTTTATAACTGAACAAGCTGAAGTAACGGTTAATACATTATCAGATAAACTTTCTATTGTTTTTACTCCATCATTTCTATATGAAGAGTAAATATAGAAATCATCTCCTGCCTTAAATCCAAAATCTTCCCAATACTCATCAGCAGCGTTTAATGTTATTGTTCTAGCGGTTGCCGCGAAAGTTGCTGTTGACTCAATTGCCAAGAAATCACTATTAAAATAGTTGTTAGTAATTAATTGAATTCTTTCTTGAACTATTTCGATGTATTTCCCATCAATTATAGTTTGGGCAGAAGCAGTTATTTTAGGAGCATAAACAGAAACTGCTGAAGCTGTAATTATACTCATTATTCTGGCGTCTCTTCATAAAATAAACCGTCTATCGTAAAGGCGATAATCCCAACGGAAGTACATTTTACTAAATGGTCCGTATTAGATGTGAGTATTCTTTCTGCATCTCCGGTTATATTTGATCCTGCTTTTGATTGAGAAGACGCCGCGCCTAAAAGGGTTCTTGCACCAAATAAAACAGTCCCAACTGTTGTTACTGTAGGGCCAATATCCATTGTAGTTAATGATGCGACATTTTTATAATTTCTATTTCTATTTATACAACTTACAACAGTTCCAGCAGTTCCTACTGTAGGCGCTCCATACCATTGTACTTGTAAATGCCCGCCTAATACCGCGAATTGAACATCAATATGAGCATCTTTTGCGCCTGTTTTAATATGGAGGTATATAGTCCCACTTGATGCTAACGATAAATTATCATAATGGAATTCATATATTTTTCCAGCATGGCATTCATGATGCCATCTATCTATAACTGAATTATCGTCAAGTGGATTAGCTATTGTAAATGGCGTATTTGTTCCCATATTTTAATCCTTTATAAATAAAGTGGATGAGGAGGATTTATTTTTAAATTCAATTGCAGACATATCTTCCTCCACATCCACAATAAACTAATTATTCACTGACCATTGGATATTGGAAAGCTTCCCACGAAGTAGGACCAGCACCAGCCTGAGTAAATACTACGGTACCAGCAGAAGTCTGGAACCTAGCGCCTTCAAATCCTTGACCACCAATAATTACAGTGGTCGCAGTGGCAATGCTAATTGAAGCTGCGCCTTGACCGATTTCGGAAAAATCATTTCCTTTACCCATCGAAAGAGTAACCGCCGCAGTACTGGACTGATTTTCAACTCGTACAAAACAATGACTAAAATCAATAGCGCTTTGAGCAGTAGTAGGAGATAAAGTCAAAGTCTCGCTAGAAGCCACCGCGCCTTTTGCAGTAATAGTAGCACCAGTGATTGTAGCAGTTAGAATAGATAGTGTAGTTGAAGCCATGTTTTATTCCTCCACCTTTTATTAATTAGCCCGCAGCTTCAGCGAGATATAGAGTAAGCAAAGATTCAGGGCGAGTAACTTTAGTGCCATACACATAAAGACCGCGAGCCGCATCAGCGAAAGTTGTCTGAAGCCTAAGAGCTTCGATTTCGGAAATCTGTCCGCCATAACTAATAGCAGTTCTATCACCGCACATTATGCGATACTGAGTAGCATTAGTAGAAACATTGTTTGATTCGAAAATATCGAATCCAAATGCTCGACCAACGAAACCATTTACAATTGCACCATCATCCATAACTTTCGGAACAGATATAGCAGAAATACCACCAACTTCAGCAAGAACCAGTTTCTGAGTTACCCACGGAGGAAGTGCGATCCAACGGCCTTGATTAGGAACATTGGATTCAGAAAGATAACGCTTAGCATATGAAAGAGTCTCAATCACATTGCCAGACGATACTGAAAGGCTCGAACCGCTTGATCCGATATACGTAGTCACCGAAGGAGTAGCACCAGCCTGAGCATAAAGCCCGGCAATAAAAGCATCAATAGTATCACCGATACGATATGCGGCATCAGACATCGCGCCATCCATAACCTGAGGGTTATTCTGTGCTTTGTCAATATCATCAATTTTGAAGCTGAAGCTAGAAGCTTGATCGATGATTAAAGTTTTCTGAGCACTATCAAGGGTCTCATAAGTAAGCGTTGCGTGTTTGGTATAACTATTAACGGTAACAGGGCCAATTTCATTAATATGGACAGTGTCGCCATACTTAAAAATTTCCTCAACGAAATTCTTATTGGTCAGTCCACCAAAAACTAGGGATTTGCGGAGCTTTACGAATAATGTACCACTCCACATCTCAGGAGTAAAATTCTCTAAACCCATACTATTCTCCTTATTACGATTTTAATAAAGATGATCTCTTTCTTCAGCTTGACGTTTATAATATTCAAATTTTTCTTGCGAATTCATTCCTTTGGTCGGATCACCTTGATTCTCTTCTGGTTTACCGCTTCCAGGTTTAAAAGCATTCTTAGAAACAAATTCATTTATAGCTTTTTCTTTTTCAGCGCCAACTATTTTATCCCAAATAAGAGCCGCATTAATAGCATGTTCTACACTAGGGTATGGAATATCTTTTGCAAGCTCTAATGGAATATTGCGTTTAGCAAATTCTGATGTAATTGCATAATCAAGACGTTCCTTTGCCATTGTTGCTTTCATCGCTTCTTGCTCTTGACGCATTTCCCTGATCTGACGCTGTTCTGGAGTCTCGGAAGGATTCATCCGTTGAATTTCTTCATTTACCTTTGCCTTGACAGTTGCCTCTAGGATAGGCTTTTGCTTTTCATCATGCGTTTTAATTGCTTGAGTATTAGCTCTATCAATCATTGGTTGAACTAAATTCTTTCCTTCTACAGTCCCTAGATAAGCACTGACTGTTTCTATATTTAATGGTTTCTCGATAGAAATTGAAGAAATATATTCCACTACATCTGCTCTTTCTTTATTAGCATCAATGAATGCTCGAATCTGCTCAATAGTGATTTCGTCATTATCTTTATCTTTCGCAAACCATTGAAGATGAATTTTATTAATATCAGTATTTGGATTACTCATTTACTTTTTCCCCTTAGATAGAATGGTTGGTTTCTTTTTAGAACCCATTGCCAATACTTTCTTAGTTGTTATCTTATTTTTATCAGATAATGCTTTAGGCGGTCGGCCAGGACCACGTTTAACAATATCTGCTACTACTGGGATTTTATCTTGTTTCTTTTCTGAAACAAAAACCTTTTCCTTTTTAACCAATTCTTTTGGCTGAAGAACTTGGATAATGGTCTTTTCAGCAGTAACTACTCCTTGTCTTGCGAGTGATTCCTGCCTATTAGCCCGAGCTTCCAATTTCCGTTGCCGCTGCCTATTCAAAATATTCTCCTTTTATGCTTTCTTGAAAAATCCAAGAACAATACCGATAAATACAAATACGCCACCGACTAGAGTTGCTACAGCTCCTTCAGAAATACCAGCGAAATAAAGACAACCAGAACCTAGAGCCACAGAAACTATTCCGATAATCTTTAAAACCTTTTCTTTGTTCATGTATTCTCCTTGTTATTTCAAAAAAATAAAGCAACCAATATTAGAATAACTAACATCAATTGCTTTACGGTTTTCCGTTTAAGCCATTATACTATATATTATAAAGATTTTCTATGAATAAATAAAGCTAGTGAATAATATCAATAATAATTATTCGATTAGTTCTTCTTCTGGCAACTTTTCTTCTATTGGTTGTACATCAAAATTATTATATCCAGTTAATGCCTCCTGTTCCATTTTCTCTTCTGCTAATTCTTGTTCTACATTTGAAATTATATCTTCTGGCATTATACCGACAATCGCTCTTCTACTAAATCCCGCGCTGCTCATGGTCAATGCCGTTTGTGCAAATTCCAAAGTATTAAGGGGTATATTTCTTTTATGATTTATCGTAACCATAGAAGAAAAATCTGAATCTTTCGGAACCACATTCAATTTTTTCAACATACTAGTTACTAAATTAGCCCTCATTGTCAATCCTACATCGAAATCCGCTTCAGCACTTGATACTAAATTTTCAAAATCAAACATAAGGCGTTGAATAGCAATACCACTAGCACCTGCCATTTTATCGCCAGTAAAATCAGGAACATGGGATTGAATATGAATCTGTTCTCGTAATTGCCTTCCAATATGTTCTATAAATGCTGTTGGTATATCTTTAGTTAAAAAACTTATTTCAGCATCCTTGCTTAATCCTTCAAACACTCTTCTTCGTTTTAATTCCTTCAAAGCATTATTCGATTTTATCGGATCTTTCTTTTCAATAGGATTGGTGAGATTCACTTGTTTCATTATTAAATAAGCAAACGCAAATCTATCAAATTCATTTAACGAATCAGAAAATAAAACATCATGGGCGTCTATTAAAGTCAATACATTCTCAAATATAGATTGAATCTCG